CATTTCTCGGGGGGTCTACCCATGTTCTTCCCATCCAAGGAGTACTTGAAGGCAAATCCGGACCTGCAGACACTCAGCGCCTATTGGTCACCTCTTCCGTCTGACATGAAAGAAGTTGAAAATCTGACCGATTGGATTGATCGTGCTGATTTCTACAACGCCTTCAAGTCTCCAAACGTCCGATACTTTGATTCAATTCCTCACCTGTTCAGCTTACTTGAGACATTTCAGTATGTTCCCGAGTCACGTAAGGACTATATCGAATCTGCAAAAGCCCAGTGGAGACAGCTTCTTGCCGAAGTGAAGACCCGATCTATCCGTACTAAACACCCTCAACACCTCTGCTACAATCGGCCACCTCTTCTTGCTCAGTCGGTCTATGATGCAAACTATCAGGGATCGGGGGTCACAGTCCAGCATACGTATCCGTATAGGTACCCATTTGCATTTGGCGATATCGTGTTTGTCAAGACAGACTATCTCGAGTGGTTCCTCCAAAACCGAGTTGTGAATACGTCGATCACGCTTATCACGGGTGTCTCAGACTGTTCTCCGAGTGAATCTTCATGCAAAAAGATTCTTGAAAATCCGAACGTCAAACGGTGGATTGGGTGTAATATCACTGTCAGTCATCCAAAGATCTACAAGATCCCGATTGGAGTAGGAGAACCCGAACGACAGAACGGGAACCATGAAGAGCTTGTCCGTCTTCATGAAAGCCGAATTCCGTGGGAAGAAAAGAGCGACAAACTCTGCATTCCGTATCATGGAAACACACATGGATCCAGGACTCTAGAACCAACTCTTGCTAAACTTCCATTTGGAGAGTATATGACCGAGATCGGAAAGCATAAGTTTGTAGTTTCACTCCGCGGAAATGGTCTCGATACTCACCGAGTCTGTGAAATTCTACTGATGGGTTCAGTGCCTGTTATTCTGCGCTCAGGACTTGATGACATGTATGAGCGATTCCCGTGTTTGCTCGTTGACTCCTTTGATCAAGTTGACACCGCCGGGTTTACGTGGGACCCCGTTAAGTATGAACAGTTCCTTGATATCTTTTGGATGAGACTACGTGACTTACAAGCATTCCTCTCAACTTAATGAATGAAGTGTGCCGTAGTAACAGGTGTCACCGGACAGGACGGATCGTATTTGGCCGAACTCTTGCTCAGCAAAGACTACGATGTGTTTGGACTCGCTCGCAGGACATCTCGATCCAACACTGAGCGGATTGCTGGGATTCTTCAGCATCCCCACTTCTTCCTCCGCGAGGCCGATCTTTCGGATGCAAGCTCCCTTCGAACTGTTTTTGAGGAGGTTGCAAAGTACGATCGAATTGAGGTCTACAATCTCGCTGCGCAGTCGCATGTGCATACATCGTTTCGTCAGCCCGAACTGACGGCCGACATTGATGGCCTTGGACCCCTTCGGATCCTGGAGATTCTGCGATCGATGAATCTGAAGCAGGCTCGCTTCTATCAGGCCTCCACGTCGGAACTCTACGGCAAGGTGGTGGAGACACCTCAGTCGGAGACAACCCCCTTCTATCCCCGTAGCCCTTACGGGTGCGCAAAGCTCTATGCATTCTGGATCGTGAAGAACTATCGCGAGAGCTACGGGATGTTTGCCTGCAACGGTATTCTGTTCAACCACGAGTCGGAGCGTCGTGGCGAGGAGTTCATTACACGCAAGATCACCAAGGGAGTGGCAAGACTGCGCAAGGACCCTACCTTTGTCCTTGAGCTCGGAAACCTGGATGCTAAGCGCGACTGGGGGTATGCCCCTGATTATGTGGAGGGAATGTGGCGAATGCTTCAGCAGACTCTACCCGAAGACTATGTATTGGCGACTGGGGAGACGCATACAGTTCGGGAGTTTATCGAAACTGCATGGGGGCCGATTACGTGGAAGGGTCATGGAATATTTGAAACTGGCGAGGATTCAACGGGACGGGTAATTGTTCGTATCAACTCCGAATTCTACCGTCCGGCAGAAGTGGAGCTCTTAATTGGAGATCCAACAAAGGCATGCTACAAACTTGGATGGAAGGCAACCACTACGTTTTCCGAACTTGTTACGCGAATGGTTTTACATGATAGTGCATGAAGACATATAAATGAACGTCCCGAATACAGGTCAGGTTCAAGTCAACAGCTCATTCGGACGTTGGATTACTAAGTATGCAGCAGATCCCAAGTTTAGCCGCTTTCTTGAAATCGGAACCTGGAATGGACAGGGATCCACTTGCTGTTTCTACGAGGGGTTCAAGACCCGCACAGATACCTTCACACTTCAGAGCTATGAAATTATGAAGGATCGTGTTACGGAGGCAACGAATGTATGGCGGGGATATTCGCCGATTGAGATCATTCATGGACGCATGCTAGAGGATCACGAGTGTCCCACGGGGGATGCAGTTCGTGCAGTCCATCCGGTAATCAATGCAGAATGGCATAATCAAGATATTACGCACTTTTGGACTTGCAAGTACGTTCCCATGAACGATCCACAGGTGATCCTTCTTGACGGCGCAGAGTATCTGACGTGGTTTGAGTTTGAGAAGATGATCGCAACAACACACGCATCGGTGTATCTCCTGGATGACACGCAAACCGCAAAGTGTCCAAAGATCCTAACATGGTTTGCCGATCACCCCGAATGGGTGCGTGTTGATGGATGCGATACAGAACGGAACGGCTGGGCGGTCTACGAGCGGACGCCACACCGCGTATAACAAAAGGCTATATTTATAGACATACTTCACAATGTTAGCGGTTCAACTTAACGGTGGTCTCGGAAACCAATTATTCCAGCTTGCAGCCGCAGAAACGATTACAAAGGAAACAAATCGCAAGCTGTGTCTGATTGATACAGTGTCCCCGTCTACGGTTCATAGTTCTGCAAACTATTTTGACTCGGTACTCTCTGAATGGAAATCTGTTCCCGTGTTACCCACTCCATATGGGGTCGTTACAGAACAAACCTACCAAAAGCAGAACTGGACTTCACTGCTTCCATCTGATGACTCTGTCTGTCTCCATGGGTATTTTCAGAACTGGCAATACGTTCCATCTAACTTCACGAGTAGACTGAGACTACCATCTGTACCTGAGCAAAGAGGTGCCTTTTTGCACATTCGAGGGGGAGATTTTGTGAACCATAGCCTCCATGATGTTGGACTACAGAGGAGATATTACCAGAATGCCATCAACTATTTTCCCAGGGGTACTCACTTCTTTATCTACACCAATGACGTACCGTACGCAAAAGGGTGTGAATTCCTCTCAACAATCCGTCACACATTCGTGGAGGCGGACGAACTCACCAGCCTTGCGGGGATGTCAAGGTGTACGCAAGGTGGAATCTGCGCAAACTCGTCCTTCTCATGGTGGGGTGCTTTTTTGAACCCAAACCGAACGATCGTGATGCCCACTCGGTTCTTTAATGATCCTGGCATTCATACTGAAGGATATTACTTTCCAGACGTGATCCGATGTGCCGTGTAGTTTGTAAGAAAATATTCAAGATCTTCTGGCACACCTAATCCCCACATCTGCTTGCACGTGTCTATCGTAATCTTCAATCCATCTGCAATTGCTTCGTTGTAGACGGGCACTGTATAGAACTCATTGTTCACCCGAATGTTCTTTGCGATCATTTGCTCTGCAAACCGAACAAAGTCCGAACCGCGCCTCCACATGTACACACCTGTGGTTGCATGGTCCGAGAACGGATCCTTCTCCCGAACCTCTGTCACATATCCGTCCTTCACGTCAGCATAGGACCACTTAGGGTTCCTGTCACCGTCAAACGTAGAAATCTTACCATCCGCACTGGAGTTCAGGAACGACTGGACGAACTGACCGGCATCAAACTCAATGAACTGATCGCTGTTCGCAATCAAAAGCGGCGTATCATTGTTGATCAGATCCTTTGCTAACAATACCGTGCACGCAGCACCCTCGGTAACCTTATCAACCACAAGGATGAAACAGCCCGGTGCAATCGAACGAAGGTAGTCCTTGCATGACTCAGGGTAGTCTGAGCGAATCACAAACACAAACCTTGCGTATGGGACCGCAAGATTGTCCACTACCCATGAAATCATCGGCTTACCGTGAACTGGAATGAGTGGCTTGGGATCCGTATACCCAGCCTTCGTAAACCGACTTCCATTACCAGCCATGGGGATCACGATCGTAACCGGAGTCAATGCCGCCATTACAAACTCTTCAGTTAAAGACGACGGTGTAGGAACGCAAACAACTTTAGAACCACTTGATTGTGCGGATGCAAGTCCAATCGGCGAATCCTCGAAAATGAGAGTTTCATCGGCGGTAACTCCAGCTTTCCGATGGCATAGTTGATAGATCTCTGGATCAGGCTTTGGTAAACGGACGTCTTCATTTGAAACCGTGAATGTAAATAGGTCCCGAATCCCAAGTGCATCAAGTGCAGAATCAAGCGTGGCCCGTATGCAGTTTGTTGCACAGGCTGTCTGATATCCCTCGTTGCCCAGACGAGTTAGCAGTGAGCAAAGAACAGTTGATCTAGAAACCCTGGATACAGCACTTGCGGTTAGCTCTTGCTTGCGGACGAAGATCTTTTCAAACAGCAGTGGTGCTAAACCCTTCCGTTCTCCAAGAATCGTAAGTTTTGCGCGAGTACTACGTCCGTTATAGGTGATATCATGTTCATCACGAGAAATGGAATACTGTGTTCCGGCTACTTCGCAGATTGCTTGATTAAGCGTTTCATAATGAACCTCGCAAAAATCAAGTAAGACCCCATCCAGGTCAAATACAATTAGCTTCATTTTAAGGAGGATACCTATATACAGTATGCTGATTATTGCACATCGCGGAAATACGAATGGACCTGACCCCAAAACTGAAAACAGGGAGGAAACAATCGTATCTGCAATAACAGAGGGGTTTGATTGTGAGATTGATGTGTGGCGAATTGATGGACAGTTATGGCTGGGACATGACGGACCAGAGTATGCGACATCTCTATCCTTTTTAGAGACGTACCAACACGCACTGTGGGTTCACTGTAAGAATTTGGATGCACTTATCTACCTGAAGGATCAGTTCAACTGTTTCTTCCATGACAAGGATACATACACCCTAACGAGTAAAGGCTATATCTGGGGTAACATTGGCAGCCCTACAACGGAGAAGGTTATATGCGTAATGCCACCGGGAGATCATGGAGTCTGTCTTGGGGTATGCACTGATTTTCCAATGCGTATAAAGAGTCTACATGTTTGTCAATAATAGAGATCAATGGCTAATATCATAGAACCTATGTATCAAACCTACTGTCAATATATCCGCAGTATTGTGAACTCAAACGATCTATCAAACTTCAAAGGAAACCCAGCCTATCAAGGCATTCTTGAGCATGTAAGCCCTGAGCTAGGCAAGAAGTATTATGAATCGATACTGCATTCGCATGGACTAAACCGAGATGCTATTCTCTCGTTCTGTAAAAAGAATGATCAAATTGGATCTCCTAAGCTATCTTCAATTGACGGTATGTTGGTATCACCAAGTTCACTGCGGTATGTATGCCATGCCCTTCTTATTTTGAGTCATTGTGTTCGCGTTAAGAATCTGACGCCTTCTATGGTCGAAGTTGGTTGTGGATATGGTGGATTAGCTCTTGCTATTGATACATTTAGCTCTATGTTTGGAGTTACCGTCAAATCCTATACGATGATTGATTTGGACGATCCTTTGAGCTTCCAAAAACTCTATCTATCGCATCACACAACTTCATTCCCAGTCTACTTTGAGAGTGCATCCACGTATGGTAGCAATGTCAAAGGCAATGATAACTTCTTGATCAGCAACTATTGTTTTTCCGAAGTACATTCCCAAATACAACAAAACTATCTAAGAACTCTTTTTCCTAAGTGCTGTAACGGGTTTCTGCTTTGGAATCATGTGAAGCTCTTTGATATTGGCAAGCGAGTTCTAATAGAGAAAGAGGTTCCTTTGACCTGCCCTACAAATGCTATAAACTCGAACTACCATGTCTATTTCTAGATGTGTAAGATCGGAAATAAATGAAAACATGCTGGATCGCGTTTCCATCTCTCAACATCCTTGGCTGTTAGGGAGTTCAACAGTATTAGTAGACGGGTGTCTGTAATTTCTACGTCCCAAGCTGGAATACTTTTGTATTTCAAAAAGGAAACTACACTGTGTGGATTCATCTGAGCAACTATCCCACGACACGCAGTACGGTATGAGAATTCAACATCTTCGCCTTCACCCCATGACTTTGTTTCGTCAAGTGGATACTGAAGCGCAATGTGTTTCTTTACCACGTAATAACTACCCGATATATACGACAGTTTAGCCGTTATCGGTGTTAGCTTGAAATTGTATGGCAATAGACACTGCGTAGAAAACTTAGTGTCAATCGAGTTCATATAGAACGGAAAGAGCGTATAGTCTCTGAATCTAGTTCCATCCTGGTTCAAAATTCGGTTGATACAGACATCGAACGAATTTCCAAACCTTAGGAACCCATTGTACCAATCATGATGAAAGACAACGTAGTCATGCAACAAGACAATGTTTTCGTACTTTGCTAGCTGACAAATCATATTTTTCTTACGTGTGATCCAATTAGGTTTCAGACTCTCATCAAACTGTATAAAAGACACACCTGGAAGGGCACATGTCTCGGCGGAACCCACAACTATGATTTCGAAAACCGGAATGTTCATCGCATGGATTGAATCGACTATTCTGCTTACATTCTGATCATTATGACCATTCGTAATAATACCAAATGTAAACTCCATACCTCATTGCAAGAAACTTAATCTCTACTTTAACAGCGAACTTGTCAAGTGTTCGACCTCTGAACACGGCACGGACTCGGATGTCCACACCGCTTTCTGTCGCTCCTGTTCCTCGCGGTTCCACTGATGATGATAACTGTATCCACGGGCGCGATCATGGGGAGGAATGCGATCGGCAATCTGCAGCTTCCTTGCAATCGCCTTTTCATTCCAAGGATAGAACCCAAACCACATCACGTAGGCGGGGATACTTGCAGTAATCGGATGCACCGGATAATGCCGCCCCAATCCGTACTGTCCATCAGGATATGAAAAGAGCGATCGGTACATTCTGCGCGTGATATTCACTCGTTCAACACGACCCATCATCTCAGGAAGAGTTGCAGGATACGTCCCCACGTCGGACGAAATGGCCCCCAATCCCTGGATCGAGTAGTTACACATGGGTGCATCCACAATCAGTTCGCGGATAGGTTTCGCGCTAATCAGAAACTCAGTTGTATTCAACACCATCTTGTATCCCTCAAACTCCCGTTCAACACTCATGAACTCTTGATCGATCTCATCTGCACCAAACGTCGTATTGGTGGTTGTCCTGATCTCCCACGTTGGACACATCTCTCGCACAATCTCCAGTGACCGGTCAGTAGAATGCCAGTCGATGATCACACCGTGATCAAAGATGGTCCGATGGTGTTCCAACCAAAACGGCAAGAGATACTCTTCATTGTAGATTCCTGAAATCACAGTCAGCTTCATAGTTCAAGATCGTTGTCAAAATGTAAGTGGGTTTCCACGTACATTTTGTTTTTGATTTCTTGGATGTTTTCTTGGAGAGCACACGGCTGTCTCTAGTTGGAGTACGCAAGACCGCCCATGCCGGACATGACGCGGAGCACGTTGTAGTTGACGGCGTAGACGCGCACCTGAGCCGTACGGCCCGAGCGGACCGTGTTCACGGACACCGTGAGCTGCAGCGTGGCCTTGTCGATACGCGAGAAGTTGCACGTGCCCGACGGCTGGTGCTCCTCCGGCTTGAGCGCGAAGGAGTACACGTTGATGCCCTGGGTCGGCGTGCGGCTGTGGTGCTGGTACGGCTGCACGCGGGAGAAGTAACGTCCCTCGCGCTCCGTGAAGCGGTCCTGACCGTTGAGCTGCAGCTTGGCAACCTCCACCGGGTTCTTGCCCTCGCAACGCACACCCGAGCTGAGGATGACCTTCGCGAGCAGGTAGTTGGTCGTGTCCTCGAAGATGATACCCTGGTCGTTGCCGGTGTTGGTGTCGAGCCAGCTGGCGCCCTGGAGGGACGGGCCAACTCCCGGCTGGCCAAGACCACCGAGGAAGTACGGGCCCGAAGGACCGTCACCGAGAATGGTGGGCACAGCCGGCAGCGAGCCGCCCGTCGCCAGGGAGCCGCGGGCGAGGACGTCCATCACGATGCCCTCCGTGGAGAAGTCATCCGTGTAGTTGAACGGCTGGCATCCGTTGACCTCCGTGATGAAGGACTGGTTGGGCGTGCAGTCCACGAACGAGTCGCGCTGGACGACCCAGATGAGCTCCTTCACCGGGTGGTTGAAGTTGAGCTGGATCTTGTTCGAGCTCGACGTGATCGACTCGGCACCCGTGAACTGGAGCTGCTCAATCAGGTACTCGTGCGTCTGCTGGGCGAAGCGGCGACGCTCCTCCGTGTCCAGGTAGATGTAGTCGATGTAGAGCGAGGCAGCCGTCAGCGACTGGATGCTCGTGGTCGCCACACCCGTCTGGAGCTCGTAGTACGTGCAGTTGAGCCACTGCTCGAACTCCACGTTGATGCGCACCTCGTGGTACTGGAGGGCGATCAGCGGGATGGCAAGACCCGGGTTGCGGCAGAACCAGAACTGCAGCGGGATGTACAGCGTACGCGCCGGGGTGCCCGCACGCGGGGCGCACGTGTTCGTCAGCTCGGAGCCCGCGCACGACGCATCCAGCGCATAGCCGCGACGGTCCTTCATCAGCACAAGGTCGTGCGTGTTGCCGATCATGTCGTTGAGCGCCTCAATCGTGCCCTGGTCCTGGGACAGCTGCGTCCAGATCTGCATCCAGTCACCGTACTGGCGGTCGATACGCTGGCCACCAATCTCGAGCTCCACCGTCTTAACGAGGCGGTGACCGACGTAGTTGAGCCAGCGGAAGCGGTTCAGCGTGGTGTTCGGCAGGTCCACCGCCGGCAGAACCACCTGGAGGTACGTGCGGTACATCAGGTCCGCGTTACGGTTGATCACGGCCGTCACGCGCTTGTTGAAGTCGGCCTGGCCGTTGAACGTCACCTCAATGGACTCCATCGCGAAGTTGGTATGACGCTTGTACAGGACCTTCCAGAACGTGATCTGGGGGGAGCCCGAGATGTAGATATCCTGCGCACCATAGCTGACGAGCTGAAGAAGACCGCCACCCATATTGTTTGTATACTCCTTAGCAAGAAAAATTATTTACCGGCGAAGGCGACGCGTCCTGTGGCGACGCGCACCTCCAGGAACCGCCTTGTCTTTATAGAAGGATGACATCACCTGGCGGTGTGCCCGAATGACGTCTTGTCTTGTTACAGCTCGACCGTGTGCAGCAGCGTGTTCGGTGGCGCGCACGGCAATTTCATGAACATTCGCAATGTCCTTTCGTTTTTGGGTTACAGGTGTCTTTCGACGTGTATCAGGCATTATGTAGTATGAAGATTTTTACGCCTTGCTGAGCAGGTGCGCCTTCTTCGCGCGGGCACGGAGCGTGGCCTTGCGTCCAGACGACTTGAGGCCGTGGGACTTGAGGACGCGCTTGAGGGCCTTGGCGGACGGGCCGCTGCGACGGGTGCGGCGGCGACCGGCGGACTGTTCGGTTCCCATGGCAGGCATCGTGGAGTTTCCGGCAGGAGTCATTTTGTTTTAAGGTTGAGACAAACTTTCAGGATGAACGCGACAAGTAAAAAATGGAGCCGGTCATTATTGGAGTTGTTGTTGGGATTTTGGCTGTTGGTGGGTTTATGGTCTGGGTCTCTCGCAGATACTATAAGGGTCCGTTGCCAAAGTCCGCATCGTCGGAGAACCTAGCGGATATGGTTCAGCAAGAGGACCCTACTCAAGAATCAGTTTAGGCGTGATGTGCATCGCCTCGAGCTCCTGCATCCACAGCTTCATCGCATAGGGAATGGTCTTCATCACAAAGTCCGTCTTATTGCCACACGCACCGCACGAGTAGATCCCCTCGACCGGATTCACCACCGCCAGAGTTCCGCACGACTTACATAGCCCCGTCCTGAACGGGTCGGACACATCCATCAGACGCTCCTTGGTAAACACCGAGATGCCGTGTGACAGCATGCAATCGCGCTCCATCTCACCCACACGCAGACCACCATCACGGGATCGCCCCTCGCAGGGCTGACGAGTCAGCGACACAATCGGACCACGAGCACGGCTATGCTTCTTGTCAATCACCATGTGCTTGAGACGTTGGTAGAAGGTGGGACCCATGAAGATCTCGGCCTGCATCATCTCACCAGTCTGTCCATTGTACAGGATCTCGTTACCGTACGGGTGAAGACCCATATCGATCATGTGCTTCTTCAGGTCCTCGACCTTCAGGTGAGAGTAGGGTGTTCCATCACCCAGCGTTCCCTTGCGGACACCGATCTTGCCGAAGATGTTCTCCATCAGCTGAGCAATCGTCATGCGGGACGGCACAGCGTGAGGATTCATGATGATGTCCGGACGCAGCCCCGAAGCCGTGAAGGGCATATCCTCTTCCTCCATCATCATTCCAATGGTACCCTTCTGACCGTGGCGAGACGACACCTTATCGCCAATCTGAGGGATACGCTCCGACACCGTGCGGACCTTGATGAACGGGTAGCCGTCTGAGTTCTTGTCCTGCCAGACACCGTCAATGCGACACTGCTCCGAGTTCTTGTGAGTCGTCGACGCATCGCGGAACGTGTAGCCCGCTGCGTCATTCCGCAGATTCACCACCTTGCCGATGATCACGTCATTCTCATTGATCACCGAGTTGATGATCGGCAGACCGTTATCCGACACTGCTGCATACGACGTGTTCTTGTACTTGCGAGTATTATGCTTCT